AGCATTTACAATACCTGCGGATGGTGCTGCATTAATACATCATCTATGGGCTGCTCCTCCTGCACTTAATACACTAGCTAATGGTGGTATAAAAGTATTAGCAGGTACAACTTTAGGTGACTTCTATGCTTGGAATGCATCAGGTAGTGATTTCGCTCCTGCTCCTCGTGGTGGTTGGGCTAATTATGCTATAAACCCAGCTATTGGTTCTCCTGATAATACTGTAGGAACTGTAACTACATACAATATGATAGGGGTGGCTGTAGCGGCAACTGCCCAGGCTCGTGGTAATCCACAAGCATGCAATGCTGTTAGGTATGGTAGATGTGAAGCGATATTCACTGATGGTGATATTAGTAATGGGTATGCTACATTTGCTGGATATGGAGTTATTGATGATTCTAGTACTAATAGGTGGAATCTTATTGAACCAGTAGAAGGTGGATTTAAGACTCAAGGATTAATGAGTCTAGGGACTGCTGTTACATCTGTAGACTTTAGGGATTCTAATACTGTTCTTAATATTAGAAATACTATAAATGTAACATCAGCATTTAATAGAATTGAAGTAAATAATACAACTAGTAACGTTGAATGGACAGCTATTTCTATATTAGCTTTAGGGACAATATCAAGAGGACAATTTGAAGTTATAGATAATGCAACACTTCTATTTAATACATGTTCATTCACTGATATGGGTACTTTTATATTTAATGATGGAACAAATTCAAATGTTATAAATGGGACTACATTTAGACGTTGTGATAAAATAACAACAGGTGGAGCCACATTAGATGGTTGTATTATAGATGATACATTCAATGCTACTATAGCAGTAACAACATCTAGTCCAGCTAATGCAGCAAAAATAAGTAATACAGAATTTATAAGTGGTGGTACTGGTAATGGATTAGAAATTACAGGAACGGCTACAAATATTACATTAAGTGGATTAGATTTTATAGATTACTCTACAACGGTAGATGCTGATAAAGCTATTTATGTAAATATTGCAACGGGTTCAATGACTATTAATATTTCAGGTGGATCAGGTGTAACAGCTTCTAGTCATGTAAGAACTGCAGGCGCAGTAATAACAGTATCTGCTGATGTTACAGTTACATTTACAGGTATGAAAGATAATACTGAAGTACGTATATATAAAACATCTGATAATTCTGAAATTGCAGGTATTGAAAATGCTACTGCAGGAACAACTGATAATAGAAGTTTTGCTTGGGCTGCACCCTCAACAACAGATACTTATTATGTAATACATCATTGGTCTGGTAATTATCCTTTTTATAAAACAATAAGAAAAGAAGGATACATTGTACCTGGAACTGATACTTCAGTAGGTATTAATCAATTAATTAATAGGAATGCAAGCTAATGGCAGTTACATTTAATGGAGAAACTTTAACTATAACATTGGAATCTGGTATAACAGAAGTTGATGTTCAAGGGGATCTTTATGAAGAATGGAAAACATGGATGTTATCTGGAAATATGCGATATCCTGCAGCTTTTAGAACTATCGGTGGAGATCCATTATCAGCTATAATTAATGCTGGATCATATTTCTTTTTACAGAATAATTTAGGTTGGAGAATTAAACCACCTGAAGAAGATATTACAGTTTATTTAACTGGAAATCTAGCAGTTGAAGATACAAGTTTACCTGCATTTATTCCTACAACGGGAGAATATACTGCAGCTATACTCGGTTTACAACCAGTAACACAAGGTGTAACAGCTAGTTTAACAACTAATATTAATTTTAGTACATTTAATGGTGGAATTTATTGGGATAGTATAAATGGTAAAACTAATATTACTGATACTGAAATAGATGGTAATGAAGCTAACCCCTTAAAAAATATTTCTGATGTATTATCTCAAGCTATTCTTAAAAGTTTTATTAAAATATATGTTATTGGAAGTGTAACAATCGGATCAACAGATAATGTGGATGGTTACATTCTTATAGGAGAAGGACCACCTTTATCTACTTTTAATTTTATTTCAGGTGCATCTACATTAAAGACAATAATGAGAGGTTGTCATATATTAGGTAGTATTTCAGGTGCAGTTGATATTACAGACTGTCATGTGGAGGGTTTATATGAGGTAGGTGGTACAGTAATAGGAACTAATTTTACTAATTGTATTTTAGAAGCAGATACTGGTAATGCTATGGCACTTTCAACAACATCTACTGAACATATTCATATAGTTGGATGTAATAGTGGTTCTGATAATGAAAATCCAGCAACTATTGACTGTAATGGATCTGCCGCTTTAATAACTATAACCTATTGGGGTGGAGCACTAAAGTTAAAAAATATAACAAATTTAGATCAAAAAATATCTATTAATTCAACAGGTGGTGAATTAATAATAGATTCAACATGTACTGATGGAACTATTACTTTAATGGGTGATATAACATTTACAGATAATTCAGATGGTGCAGTAACACTTATAAATAAAACAACATCTAATATAAATTGGATGCACTCAAAAGCATTAACAATAGGTAAATTTTTAGGATTGAAATAGACAGGAAGTTTTAATATTATAAATATAATAAGGTGGTTTAACTTAATGTCAGAAGAGACAGAACTTAGTAAAGAAGTATGGCATAAAACGAAAGGTATATCAATTACAGTAATAATATTACTAATTATTAATATAATATCTACTGTATGGTGGGCAGCAACATTAACTAATGATGTTAGTCAGTTAAAAAATTTAGCAAATGAGTATAGTATAACTGTACCAAAAATCACTGAAAGAATTATTAGACTAGAAGCTGTAACATCTGAATATCAAAATGTTCTTAGTAGGTTAGTATCAATACTAGATAAACTAGAACAAAATGTTTATCGAATAGATAGAGAACAAGCTAAAAGAACAAATAGTATACATACACATAAAGGGAATTAATAAATGGGTGAGCTTAAAAGGGATTCAGTAAAATACATTAGAGATTTAGCTAAGTCAGCTTATAAAAAGGATACTAAATGTTATATTTGTGATGCAACAGAAGATTTGCAATTTCATCATTATACATCTATGTCCGCTTTATGGGCTAAATGGCAAAAAGATAATAAAATAGTTATCAAAACTGTAGATGACATATTAGAACATCGTGAAAGCTTTAAAGAAGAGTTTCATGACGAAATATATAATAAAACTGTAACACTTTGTTCTAGCTGCCACAATAATCGGTTACATCGCATATATGGAAAGTGCCCCCCATTAAGTTCAGCAGATAAGCAAGAGCGTTGGGTTGAAAAACAAAAAATAAAACATAGCGAAGAGGCTTAGCGGCCCTGCCAGCACCATGATTGCTGGCTAGCTAATATCTATCATGTGGATAAAAATGAAAACAAATAAAGAAATAATAACAGAAATAATTGAAGATTTAGAAAATACTGTAGGATTAATTTGGTCTAAAAGTAAAATTGCAAAAGTAACAAGAGAGAAATTAATAGAATGTTGGTCAGACTATAGGAAAAATCCAGATTATAAATTTTATAATTATTCAGATAAAAGTAGTCTTAGTTATATGTACCCTAAAATATTTAACAAAACTAAAACTAAAAGTAGTAAATGTGAATCTTGGAAAGCTTATATTTTAAGGTTATATAATTATAAATATTGTTCAAAATGCAAAAACTTAAAAAAGTTGGTAGATTATACAGCAGATAAATCACAAATAAGTAGGGTACAACCTATCTGTATTAAATGTCAAGCTAACTATGCTAAAACAGTTAAACCAAAGCAAAAGTATACCAAAAAGCAATTAGATCATAAAAGAAATTATAATAGAGAATATATAAAACAAAATAAAGAACAAAGTAAAAAATATAGGTTTGATAATAAAGAGCATATAAATGCTTATAATATGAAACGTAAAGCAGCAAAACTAAAAAGAACACCTTCTTGGTTAACTAAACAAGATTATAATAATATAAAAGATTATTATAAATTAGCTAAGATAAAAGAGCAAGAAACAGGAATAAAATATCATGTAGATCATATTATTCCTTTACAAGGAAAATTAGTTTGTGGGCTGCATGTTCCAACTAATTTACAAGTTATTACTGCCACTGAAAATTTAAGTAAAAGTAATAAATATTAAAAACAAAAAATAAAACATCAGGAGAAATAAAATTGGCTATACAAAGTAAAAGTAAAGATAAATTAATTGTAATGAAAAGTGCTGTATCTAAAGAAATAACAGCGTCAGCTTTAGTTGGTGGCACAGCAATTTTAGCAACTACTACAGGTTCATTACCAGTTTATGATGAGAATGGAGATGTTCTTGGATACATTGCATTATTTGATACTGCTTCATTAGTATAATAAGGAATTTATATGAGTGTAAGAGACTGGCTTGTTACTAAGCTAAACCCAGCTCAGCCGGAAATATCAGATGATTTCGGTGAGGATATACCCCCATCAAGAGAACATTATAATAATCAAAAGGCTTACAATACAGTTGGAACTGTTAGTAGAGGGGTAGACTTAATAGTAGATGCCGCTGCAAGCATTAAGGTTGATGTAGGTGAAATACAAGATTGGTTCACTTCGGAACAACGTATTAGAAAGAAGAAGATTATCCAATTACTTACATTTAGACCTAATCCGTATCATAGTGCAGATGTATTCTTTAGGAATATATACACAGATTTAATACTAGAAGGTGATGCTTTTATGTACTTTGATGGTGCATTTCTTTATAATCTTCCAGCTTTAAAAGTAGAAATTATTACGGATAAAAAAACATATATAAAAGGATATAGGTATGGAAATACTAATTTCAAACCTAATGAAATAATACATATAAAAGAAAATTCAGGAGATTCTATCTATCAAGGAAAATCTAGATTAGACTCCGCTAAACCAAATATTAACCTATTAATGAGTATGAATGATTTTCAAAAGAACTTTTTTGATAACTCCGCTATACCTGGTATAATTCTTAAAACGCCTAATCCATTATCGGATAGAGTTAAAGATAGAATGATACATAGTTGGATGTCAAAATATAACCCACGTAGGGGTGGTAAAAGACCCTTAATATTAGATGGTGATTTTTCAATAGAATCATTATCAAAATATAACTTTAAAGAACTTGACTTCTCAGAAAGTATCAGAATACAAGAGCAAGCAATTCTTAAAGCATTAGGAGTTCCACCATTACTATTAGATTCAGGTAATAATGCGAACATTAATCCAAACTTAAGAATGTTTTATATAAACACTGTTATGCCTTTAGTAGATAAAGTTATACAAAGTTTAGAATTTTTCTTTGGCTATGATATAAAGCCTATAGAACAAAATGTATTAGCATTAAGACCTGAACTTAGAGAATCTGCAAATTATTATAGTACTTTAGTTAATGCTGGTATTCTTACTAGAAACGAGGCAAGAGCTAAATTAAGATATGAAGATTCAGATTCTGAATTTGCAGACGACCTTATTTTACCAGCAAATATTGCGGGTTCTAATGTAAATGCTGGGGAAGGGGGAAGACCTTCAGAGGATAATAATGACGATAATAAATAAAGAAATGCAGATTACCTCTAATTTTAGAGTTAAAGCTGTAGATAAAGAAAAAGAATCCATCACTATTGAAGGATTCGCTAACACTACTAATAAAGATAGAGCTGGAGACGTAATATTAGAGGAAGCTTGGACAAAGGGCGGAATGGATAACTACATGAACAACCCTATCGTTTTAGCTTTCCATAATCACGAACGCCCTATTGGAGAAGTTACTGACTATAGTGTTAATAATAAAGGCTTACGTGTTGTTGCAGAAATCAGCAAAGCTGCTGGAGATGTATATAACTTAGTTAGTCAGGGGGTACTAAAAGCTTTTTCTGTGGGGTTCATTGTTAAAGATGCCGACTATAATAATGAAACTGATATCTTTGTAATAAAAGATCTCGAACTATATGAACTATCAGTAGTTAGTATTCCAGCAAATGCCGAATCTATATTTTCTGTAAAAAAATCTTTCAAAGATGAAGAAGAATATATTGAGTTTAAAGACTCATTTAATAAACAAAAAACACAGGAACCTGAAATTAAGGAACCTGTAACTAAAGGAGAAATAACTGTGGATAAAGATTTACTTTCTTTAACACCTGAACAGGTTAAAAAATTACAAGATGACGCTATTGCTAAAGCATTTGCTGATAAAGCAGCAGAAGATGCAAGAAAAAAAGAAATTTCTACTATTGCAGCAGAAGCTGGCACATCTGGTGCAGAGCGTTTAATCAAAGAACTTGAAGAAAAACTTCAAGCAAAAGAAAAAACTGTTAGTGATACGTTAGCAACTTTAAGTACTGAACTTAAGGAAAAACAAGATGAAATTATTGCTTTACAAACTAGCAAAATGACTTTTGAAGATAATCGTTCTAACTTTAAAGTTAAACAAGATGAAATTGATAAGTTTGTTTTAACAGCTAAAATTATGAATAAGAATATTGATCAACTAGATTCGTATAAAAAGTATGTAGAAAAAGCTGGGGATCACTTAGGTGGTATGACTACACCTGATGACTGGGAAACATTATTCTCAACTAATTTATATTCAGATGTACAAGATAAATTAATATTAGAGCCAATGTTTAATAATAGAGTTAAAATGACTTCTAGAACTTTAATATTCCCATATAATCCAGAAGCAGGACACGCATCATGGGTTGCGGATACAGCGTATAAATCAAGTGATGGTACTTCAACAGGTGTTGCAAGAACGCATACTCCAGCTGATAATCTATTAAAAGCTGAAAAATTAGCTTCTAAAGAATATTTAGGATATGAAGAAGAAGAAGATTCTATAAT